GTCCAGGAAGGTCCAGTAGACGACGGTGTGCCCCTCGGACTCCCAGACGAAGGCGAAGGCGTTCCACCAGTCCTGGCCGCGGATGGCCTGCTCGATGGGGCGGGTGGAGATGCGGCGGCTGTTGTAGCCGTCCAGCTGGTAAAAGTAGCCGTCCGAGCCCAGCCAGAAGACGTTGTTGTCGGCCTCGACCACCGTGTGCGGGCCGGCGCAGCCCTTGTCCAGGAAGATCCTCTTGGAACGGAACGGCTGCTGCGCGGCGCCGGTGTTGCCGAAGAACTCGCCGGAGTTGGCCGACAGCAGCAGGAGCTCGCCGCCCAGCCGGGCCATGCTGACCAGGCGGTCCGGGCGATATTCGGAGGTCCAGCGGTCCAGGGTGTTGTAGTCCAGCGCATTGGCCGCGCCGCTGCTGAACGCGAACCGCCCCGCCGGATCCAGGCCCAGCATGTAGCCGTCCATGAAGCGGACGATGGGCGAGCCGGGGAAGCCGCTGTCGGTGATGCGTTCGAACACCTCGGTGTGGGTGTCGTAGACGTAGCCAGCGCTCCCGTTGACCACCATCAGCTGCTGCCCGTTGGCGCGCTGGTTGTGGTCCATCGACACGCGACCGTTGCCGGGGATGGTGCCGATCGGCACGGCCACGCCCTTGGGCGACAGCCGATACAGCGTCGAGCCGATCACCGCGAACAGCCGGCCCTCGCAGTCGTGGATCCCGCGCACCGGCGGCGCGCCCTCCAGCTCGAGCCAGGGATACAGGCCCGGCGGGGTCTTGAGCATCAGCGGCGAGCGGGCGCCCTGCTTCTCCGCCCGGCACGGCAGGTAGTTCCACACGTCCTGCTGCGAGAACGGGCGATCCTGGTCGGCGTAGAAGCCGGTGACCAGGGGGACGGGCTGGTTGCGCATCAGTAGAAGCGATCCGTGCGGATGTCGTAGCCGTGCGGCAGCACGCCGCGGTCAGGGCGCAGGGGGTTGGACGCCTTCACGTCGGCCCGCAGGTCGGAGAGTCCGCGCGCAGCAGCACCGACCACGATTCCCGGAGCCTCGGTGCCGTACTCGGGCGCCAAGGTCAGGGCGAGGTTGAACGCGATGGCTTCCTCGGCCTCCGGCGGGCACGGCATGTCGTCGGACGGGTTGGCGACGGGCCGCCAGCCGATGGCCAGGCCGTTGGCCTCCCAGCGCGCGCACATGCTGTTGAGCGCGGCGATGCCGGTCTGCATGTCCACTGCCTTGACCGGCTGGCGCGCGTCCTGCACCTGGATCAGGCGGAGCGCCCGGGCAACGATTTCCTGCACCTTGGCCATGCGGACCTCGAAAAGAGAGGGGCCGACTTGCGCCGGCCCCTGGGTGGTTACTTCTTCTTGGACTCGGCCTTGGCGTCCTTCGCCGCGGCCTTCTCGTCGGCCTCGCGCTTGGCCTTGGCAAGCTCCGCCGCGGCGTCCTGGGCGTCGAGTTCCTCCTCGGCGTTCCAGGGCTCGCCGTTGGACTTCGGGAAGTCCGGCTCGGACCAGCCGTTGGCCTTGGCCGCGTCCACGTCCTCGGCGGCGAACAGGCGCGGCGTGCCGCCGTTCTCGCCGTCCTTGACCAGGTACAGCGCGTGCTTCTTGTCGGTGCTCATGGGCGGCTCCTTAGCTGTCGGCCTGGGTGATCAGGCCCAGCGCCTTGAGGGCATCGACGATGCCCTGCGCGGTCGGGGTGGCGGCCACCTGCGGACGGACCGTCGGCGTGGTGCCGTAGAACCCAACCTTGCTGGTGGAGTTGCGGCCGACCAGGGTGCCGTCGGCGGTTTCCTGCGCGGCAGCGGCCTGGGTGTCGTTGGAAAGGGCCATGGGGCGTTCTCCTTAGGTGAACAGGGTGGGATCGTTCGGGATGACCACGCCGAACTCCGGACGCAGCACCGCCGAACCCCACAGGATGTCCACGCGGTTCAGGAACTGGTCGTTGATCGTGTCGTAGTCGCGGATCATGCGGACGCTCAGGCCGCCGGGGCCGCCGATGGTGGCGCGGCTGGCTTCCTTGTTCTCCGGCAGCGGCAGGTCGACGGACGCGAAGGTGACGAAGTCGCGCGCGAAGGCCAGGTTGACGCCGGTCTGGCCGGCCGCGCCCAGGATGGTGACCGCCGAGTTGTCGGCCGGCATCGCGGTGACGTTCTTCTCCGGACCCTCGGCCACCAGCGCCGGGGACACCTTGAGGCCGCCCGCGCCACCGGCGTAGTCCTCGGTGACCACGAAAGTGCGCAGGGCGCCGGTGCTCTCCTTGGTCGCCGGGTTGACCGCGTAGACGTTGGCGAAGGTGACGTGCTGGCCGGCGCGGATGGTGCCGGTGCCGCCGTCCACGGCCACGGTGGTGGCGCCGTTGGTCGGCACGCCGTTGACCAGGTAGCCCGCCGCGGTGCCGACGGTGGCGGTGCCCAGCGCCTGCGCCGGCATGATCGCGGTCTCGTACCAGTCGAAGCCCGCGGCGCGGCCCATCAGGCCTTCCTCGTACTGGCGCTTGAGCTGGCTCTGGCTGTTGAACAGGCCCTTGAGCTGGTCGATCACCTGCACCGTGCCGCTGGTGTTGGTGAGCATGAAGCGCTCGGACGGGGCCAGGTTGTCGGTGAGCAGCTTGTTGGCCAGCAGGGCCTCGCGCAGGTCCAGCTTGCCGTCGGCGTTGGGCACGAAGTTGGCCGCGTACGGGAGGGCGCGCTGGATGACCATCGACTCGATGGACGAGGCCAGGTTGGCCAGCGGCTGGTCCAGATAACGGGCGCGGAAGTCGTCGATGTCCAGGGCCAGGTCGGCCGAGCTGTACACCAGGTCGATACCGGTCTGGTCGGTGATGCTCAGCGGCACGGTCTTGTCGACCATGTTGCCGGCGTCCATGATCCGGCCCTTGCGGACCTTGGCGTTGGTCGGCACGCGGATGTTGACGGTGCTGCCGATCTTGGCGCCGGTGACAGCGAACTCGTCGCTGTACTCCATGTTGATGCGGTTGAGGAAGGTGAACTTCTGACGCAGCGCGCTAAGGATCTCGCGCGTGATCAGGCTGGTGGTGAGGTACTGGTTGGCCATGTGCCTGGTTCCTTGGGGATGGGATTAGCGGTTCGGGAGGCCCTTGGCCGCACGCTGCTCCCGGCGCCACTGCTCGTATTCGCGCTGTGTCATCTGGTCCGGGGACTTCGTGATCGCCGGCGCGCCACCGGAGAGCGTCGTGACGGGCGCAGGGGCGCGGGTCACGGTCTTGGGGTTGGGCTGAGCCGTGGGCGGCGGTGGCGGCGCGGCCTGCGCGCTGAGCTTCGCCTCGATGCGGCCGATGGCACGGGCCATCGCTCGCTCGGACATCTGCGCGATCTGCGCGGCTTCCTGCGGGTTCTTGCCCAGGTAGTAAGCAATCGCGGGCGGGTTGTCGGTCTCGATGATTTCCTCGGCCATCGCCTTGGTGATCGGGACCTGCGGGTTGAGCGCCACCTGGTCGTAGTCGGGGTGTTCGGCCCGGAAGGCCTCCACCCGTTCGGCCAGGGCGCGCTGCCGCTGCTGCGCCCGCTCCTGCTTCCTCTCCTGCTCCCGCATCCACTGGTAGTGGCGGCGGTTGAACTCGGCCACGTCGAAGTCGCAGGACTCCAGCGTGGGCTCGTCGGTCTCCGCGCGGGACGCCGCGGGCGCGGGCTCCGTGCCGGCCTGGGCGGGCTGTGACGGCTGCTGCTGCTGCCGCATCGCCTGCTCACGCCAGTACTGGGCCTCGCGTTCTGCGTCGTACCTCGCCTTGGTCAGCTCGTCGATGCGTTGGTGGACCCCGGGCTTCTTCCGGGGCTTAGCGGGCGCATTGCCCGAATCCGGGTGTGCCGATTCCCCGGGCTGGTTCTGCGTGTCGGCCGGCTCGTCCTGGCCGTCGTCGCCAGCATCGGCAGCGGCCGGCTGCGCGGCCTCCTGCTTCTGCGGCTCGGCGGCGGCCTTGCGGGCCTCACGCGCGGCGATGCCTGCGTCCAGGTGGCTGTTGTCCACCGGCTCGCGCGGCTTGATGTCGGTGGTGCTGGTGCTGGTGTCGTTGGTGCTGTCGGTCACGTGCGCCTCCACGGCGAAAGGCCCCGGTCAGGGCTGGCCCGGGAATCCGCCCGGTGCGGGTGCTGCATGTGCGCCGGCGCCGCCCACAAAAAAGCCCCCTTGCGGGGGCTGGTTCGGGGCGGGCGCCGGCGGGAGGGGCGGTCCTGCCGTCCCCATCTGGAGGCCAAGCTGGAAGGCTTGGCTCATGTTCTCGATCTCCTGGCCCTCGGCCTCGGCCAGGGCTTTGCGGGCGGCAGCGCCATCCTTCTCGGCGGCGGCCACGTCCTTCGGGTTGGGCTGCGGCGGGGGCGGCGGCTGCTCGCCCTCGGCCGGCTCCAGCAGGCCCTGGTTGACCAGCAGCTTGCGGGCAGCCTCGCGCACGTCCTCGAGCATCGGCGCGTCCAGGTTCTTGATGAAGCCGTACTTGGCGACCATGCCGATGGGCGTGGGGTCGTTGGCCAGCTGCATCATGGCCTCGGCGGCCTCCATGCGCTGGGTGGTGTAGCTCGGGCCCACTGTCACGGTCACGTCGTAGCGGCCTTGCGTCAGGTCGTTGAGCGTCACGACCTGGCCGGTCTGCTCGTCGACCACAGTGCGGTTGACCGCCACCACCCGCTCGGCCCCGTCGTCGCCCACGATCCGGATCTGTCGCTCGGTGTCGTACACCGCACTGATCAGGTCGTTGATGATCTCGAAGTCGTATTTCAGCGCGTAGCTGAGGTTGTCGATGTAGTCGAAGTTGGCGACGTCGCCCTCGCGCTGGCGCGCGAGGATCGCCCGGCCGCTGGTCTCGTTGGACCGCGCGCCGAGGCTGGCGTCGTAGATGCCGGTAGCGGCCTTGATGTCGTCGCTGCTGATCGCCGCGGCCTGCGCCAGCGCGGCCGGGAATGCCGGCGGCGCCTCGCGGGACGGCTTGCCCCCGTTCGGCAGGGCCGGGTTGGCCTTGTACAGCAGCACCGGCGGGCGCCTGGTGCGCATCGACTGATACTGGGCCTCGTAGCCCTCGATCGAGGCGGCGTCCGCCATGAACGGGCTGTACGGCTGGTCGGCCAGCGTCTCGATGAACGTGCTGCGCTCGTAGTTGTACATGCGCTGCGCGTCCTTGGCGAAGCGCGTGGCACCGAAGAACCGGTCCTTGCCATTGAGTCTGATCAGCTCGCCCCAGCACGGCACGAGCGGGATGAACTTGCCGGCCCACTCGTTCGGGCCTTCGAGGATCTCCGCGCCGGAGACGATGCACTGGTAGACCTTGTCGCGCTCGATCACCCGGCGGCGCTGGATGGTGATGCCCTGGGCCGCCAGCTCGTCCTCGATCAGCGCCAGGTCGGCGGCCTCGTGCACGCTGCCATCGGTCAGCAGCACGATCTCGACCTGCTCGGCCTTCTTGTACCAGTACTCGGCGACGGTGACCTCGTGCTCGCCCCACCAGTCAAGGTTGGACTCGGTGACCGTGTCGATCGGCACCACCTTCGCGTTCGGCCAGCGGGCCTTGAACTCGGAGCGGGAGAACTTGGTGTCGACGAAGGCGTAGCGGGCGTCGCGGCGGTCCTTCTTCTTGGCCGCCGGGTCGAACACCACGGTGAACGGGTCGGCGATCTCCTCGCGCTCGATGACCTGGTCGAACCCGCCGTCGTCGGCGTACCGGGTGTTGATCCGCCACACGCCGTAGCCGCCGCCGACCGCGAACAGGAACGCGGTGTCCACGGCGCGCTGCGCGTCGATCTGGCTGTCGATGCTGCGGATGATGCCCTGCCGCACCTCGGC